CATATAATTCCGTTAACAAATGACAGCGTGTGTGGCTTACACGTACCTTGGAACTTACAGGTGATTCCAAAATTAGAGAACCTTAAAAAGGCTAATAAAATAGTTGCATAATCAACCAATTGGTGTACTATCAGCCTATATCTAGGAACTTAATTATTTGCGCAGATTGACCTAGCAAGCTTTACACAAGACTGCGTATCTTACGTGTATTTGGAGATTAAAATGGGTTTAGCATCACACTTTGGTCCTTGGAGACTTGGAACCGTACCTAACACAACTGGCACAACTGCTGGTACTATTCGTAACATGGGCGCAACTATTGTTGCTCAGAAAGCATCTATTGCTTACGGTGACGCAGCATCTACACAAGCTTTTGTTTTACCTGCAGGTGCAACAATCACTGGTATTGCTTTATATTCATCAACGGCGTTTACGGGTACTTCCCCTACACTTACTGTGTCTGTTGCGGGTACTGCTGTTACTACCGCAAATGCGCTGACTTCTGGTACTGCATTTAATGGCTCTTTAGCTCTAGCTCAAACTGCTGGTGCAGCATCTCTCTTATCTAACGTAGGAACTACGGATGTGTCAGTAACCTATTCAATTGGCGGTTCTGCATTATCAGCCGGTGTAGGTACTATCGTTGTATCGTATATGGTTAACTTATCAGACGGTACTTATAACCCAACATCGCAAACTGCGTAATTAGTCTGTGGGGGAGTTTATCTCCCCCCTTTTAAATAGGAGATTAATTATGAGTATGCAATATGATGTCAAGAGTGCGCACGCGAGTGTTGCTGGTAGTTTATACGGTAGTCGAGTCCGTCTTAAAGGTTTTGTAGTAACCCCAGCAGCTAGTACAGCGTCTACAATTACCTTTAAAGATGGAAGTTCGTCAGGAACTACCCTATGTGAAATAGATATACCTTCTAACACAAACCCAATCCCGTTTTATGTAGCTATTCCTCAAGAAGGTATTCTATTTCAAGATGGGGTTTATATGGCTCTTAGCGCGGCTGTAACCGGCGTGACTATCTTCTACGGGTGAGTCATGATGGACGACCAAATTAAACTTGCAGTTCATGAAAACGAGATTAAACACTTGCAAACTGATATGGACAAATTGGTTAAAGATATGGAAGAACTTAAAGCTTCCGTTGCTGAGATAAGCAAAACTCTTTCAGAAGCTAAAGGCGGATGGCACGTTTTAATGGTTATGGGTGGTGCAGGTGCAGCTTTTGGTGGTTTAGTTGGCTGGGCGTTTGAACATTTCTCAGGTAAATAAGATGGCAAAGAAAGCTCCAGTATTAGCAGTAGGTAGAGGTGAGAAACTTCCCGTCTCTAAGGGCGCAGGTCTTACAGCCAAAGGTCGTGCAAAATATAATGCGGCTACGGGCTCTAACTTAAAAGCACCAGCACCTAACCCTAAAACCAAAAAAGATGCAGGGAGACGTAAGTCCTTCTGTGCCCGTATGAGTGGTATGCCTGGTCCTATGAAAGATGAAAATGGTAAGCCTACACGCAAAGCAGCCTCTTTAAAACGGTGGAACTGCGGTGCCTAGTACATCACTCAAACAGAAAAAATTTATGGCAGCTGCCTCTCACAATCCTAGCTTTGCAAAGAAAGCGGGTATACCAGTAAGTGTAGCTAAAGAGTTTAATCAAGCCGACAAAGGCAAAAAATTTAAAGAAGGTGGCAATGTGGCTAATCTAAAAAAGTTATTTAAAGGTAAAGATACGTACAAAGAAGAGCTTAAAGAAGGCAAAGCTATTAAGTCTGGTAAACTCACTCCACAGCAATATGCTAAAGGTGAGAAAATGGAAGATTCTAAAAAGATGAAAGATGGCGGTAAGTGCATGGCTAAAGGCGGTGTTACTCGTGGTGATGGCTGTGTAACTAAAGGTCATACAAAGGGTAAGATGATGGCTATGGGCGGTTCTTGCTATGCTAAAGGCGGTGTTACTCGTGCAGACGGTGTCGCATCTAAAGGTCACACTAAAGGTACAATGGTCTAGGGGATTGTCATGGCAAAAGTAAAACGCTTTGGTCAAGGTGGTAGCAGTTCAGACCCTAAACGCTATATTAAACGAGGACCTAATGGCGCACAACCTGCGTCAAAACCGCCTGTGTACCAAAAAGAAGTAGCTGTTAGAAAACCTAGTGATGCGTCTTCTACTAATAGTAAAGATGTAGCTTCTAAAGCTAAGTCTACTGGTATTCGCCCTAAAGTATACGAAGGCGAGTTAAACGGCGGTGAAGTAGCTAATAGAAGTAAATCTGCTGGTAATATTGGTCGTGATGCGATTGAAGGTGAGCGCGTAGTTTCTAATAGAGGGCCTAGTTCAGCTAGTTCTACTAGCGGTAAAAATGTATCTTCGCCACCATCTTCATCAAGCCGTGCAGTATCACCTAAAGTATACGAAGGTGAAGTATCTGGCTCAGTACCTAAAAGTGCATCAGGTAAATCGTCTGGTAACGTGTATGAAGGTGAACGTGTGTCTAAGCCTATTACTAGAGCAGGGAGTGCATCTGAAGGTGCAGCGAGTAGATTGTCAAATGCTGTATCTAAAGGAATATCTTCAGCTACTAGTGGGTCTAGAGCTTTAAGTGCATTGAGTAAAGCTGCTCCTATTGTAGGTCGTGGAGCGGCTGGGTTAGCTGCAGCACCTGTACAAATTGCTGCTGGGGCATTGATGCCTAGTGATTTAGAAAAAGATGAAACGCCTTATAAAGGGTCTAAAGATTCTTACACAGCTACAAGCGCAAAAGATAGAGCTGCTGAGTTAATGGGTCAACCTAAATCAAAAGCATCAACCCCTGATGTAGAAATTAAGAAAACCGAAATCGTAAAATCTGCACCAGCAGCAAGTAAGCCTGCTTTAAAATCGGGTACTAGTAAACCTAAAGGCCCTACTGAAGGTGACCGTGCTAGAGCAGCCTTAAAAGAGTTTAAAGCTTGGAATGACTCTCGTGCACCGTTAGATTCAAATGCTACTAAAGCAGAAGATATGAACACGCAAGGTAAGATTGAAGCTACGGAAAATATGAAAAAAGGCGGCATGACTAAACGTCCACCTAAACCTGCTAAGAAAGTACCGGCTAGAAAGTTTGCATCGGGCGGTAGTACATCACGTACATCGGCTTCTAAACGTGGTGATGGTTGTGCAACTAAAGGTCACACTAAAGGGAAGTATTGCTAATGCGCCCTTGCAGAGGTATGGGTGCTGTAAACCCTAAAAAGCTCCCTGGACGAAAAGGTAAAAAGAAATGACAACATCGGGTACGGCAAACTTTAACCTTGATTTAGGTGACTTAGTTGAAGAAGCGTTTGAGCGCTGTGGGCAAGAGCTTCGCAGCGGTTATGATATGCGCACAGCTAGACGTTCTCTAAACCTTCTAACCATAGAATGGGCAAATCGTGGTATTAATTTATGGACGATTGAGGAAGGCACAATCGCACTTGTACAAGGTCAAATTGAGTATCCGTTACCCGATGACACTATTGATTTACTCGACCATGTAGTACGTACAGGCACAGGGCAAAACCAAGTTGATATTAATATTAACCGTATATCCGGCTCAACTTACTCTACGATTCCTAATAAGAACGCGCAGGGCAGACCGATTCAAGTATGGATAAACCGTCAAACTGGTGCAACATATCCTACAACAGAAGTTACTGATAGTAGAAAACCTCAGATTAATATATGGCCATCACCCGACCAAAACTCATATTATACATTTGTTTACTGGCGCTTACGCAGATTAGAAAATGCTGGGAATGCAGTAAACACACAAGATATCCCGTTCCGTTTATTGAACGCGATGGTAGCGGGGTTAGCTTTTTATCTTAGTATGAAGATTGCTGGCACAGACCCTAACCGTATTCAAATGCTTAAAGGTGACTATGAGCAACAATTAGACTTAGCCATGTCAGAAGACAGAGAGAAAGCAAGTAATCGGTTTGTTCCACGGATTATGCACGTTTAAATATGTGATTGATGTGGACAATGGTGTGACTGATGTGGTAAAGTATCCCTTTCTAAGTATAGGAGGGGTTATGGCAAATCAATATAAAGATAGTAGATTAGCGTCATTCACAGTTGGTAGCGTTAGTGGTGTATACATGATTACAGATACGGTTACTAATAAAACATATATAGGTAGTTCTACAAATATTAGAAATAGACTAGGACAACACCTAAGCAGTATGCACAATAACGAACAAGTAACCACATATGACAATTTTAACAAGACGTATCATCAACATGGCGCGTCAGCATTTGATATAAAAGTACTAATCATCTGTGCTAAAGAGAATTTAAAGTTTTATGAAGCTGGTTGTATAGGTGTATTAAATCCTACAGAAAATACAATGAAACGAAATGATGGTAGAATTGCATTTACTGATGAAGAACGTAAAAAGAAAGCTGAACGCACTAAAGCATTATGGGCAAACCCAAGCTATAGAGAAAAGTCTATAAATGCTCGAAAAGGTAATGCCTATAACAAAGGATATAAATGTACACCTGAGCAAATCGAAAACAGAAAACGCGCAGGGCGAATTTCAAATATAAAACGAAATTACGGGGGTACTTGGAAAGTGGAATACGCACGTAGATACCCAGACTTTGTAGGAGACTTAGATGTCAGTTAAATACTCTTCAGGGAAGTGGAGTCATGCGTTTTGCGATAGGTGCTCTCAAAGGTTTCAGTTAAAAGACCTGAAGAAATTAACTATTAAGACTAAAGTAACTAATATACTTGTCTGTAAGAGTTGTTGGGACCCAGACCACCCGCAACTGCTGATAGGGATGTTTCCAATTTATGACCCTCAGGCATTGCGTAACCCGCGCCCTGATACAAGTTATTATCAATCGGGCTTAAATACGTTACAATACCCAGAAGACGGAAGTCGTGTATTTCAATGGGGTTGGGCACCAGTTGGTGGCGCTTCACAGTTTGATGCAGTACTTACACCTAATTACCTTGTTGCCATCGCGTCTGTTGGCACTGTTACAATCACAACTTAGAGAACTACCATGACAGGCAAAATTAAAACAGAACCTACTCCTAAAGTAGCAGGCTATCCACAGACAGGCATTAAAACGTCTGGTGTTAAAACTCGTGGAAACGGCGCTGCAACGAAAGGTAAAATCGCACGCGGACCGATGGCATAAGCTATGACTTACGCAGAACTGGCAGCAGCAATTCAAGACTATGTAGAGAACACGTTTTCTACTGCGCAAGTTAACCTCTTTATTCAAGAGGCGGAGCAGCGTATTTACAATTCAATACAGCTTCCAGACCTGCGTAAAAACGTCACGGGTATAGTTACCCTGCAAAATAAATACCTGCAATGCCCAAGTGACTTTCTATCGGCTTACTCTATTGCGGTTATTCACCCTACATCTGGTGAGTACACATACCTTTTAAACAAAGACGTTAATTTTATCCGCGAAGCTTACCCAAGCCCAACAAGTTATGGGACGCCTAAGTATTATGCTATCTTTGGACCGCAGTCTAATGATATAAACGAATTGACGTTTATCTTAGGGCCTACACCTGATGTGCAGTATGAAACAGAGCTTCACTACTTCTACTACCCGCCTTCTATTACAAGTGGAGAGTCTGGTGGTAATACATGGTTAGGTGAAAACTTTGACTCTGCGTTGCTGTATGGCTCTATATTAGAAGCGTACACGTTCCTTAAAGGGGACGTCGAGATTATGACAACTTATCGTCAACGCTACGAAGAAGCTATGAACTTACTAAATACATTAGCTACGGGCAAAGACAGAGGCGATGCGTACCGTAACGGTCAAGCAAGGATACCTGTTAGATGATAGTACAAGGCCAAACAACTAGCTTTAAAAAAGAGCTTTACGAGGCTATCCATAATTTCACTACGGATACGTTTAAAATTGCTTTGTACACCGCTAACGCTACGCTGAATCAAGATACCACTGCTTACACTGCTACAGGTGAGATTACGGGCACTGGATATACAGCAGGCGGTAAGTCTTTAGTTAATCCTATAGTCAGTTCAGCAAGTGGTGTTGCGTATATTAGCTTTAATAATATCTCGTGGACATCAGCAAGTTTCACAGTACGTGGCGCGTTGATATATAATAGCTCTAAAGCTAATCGCTCTGTCGCTGTACTGGACTTTGGTAGCGATAAGGTAACAAATTCAACTTTTACAATAACTTTTCCAGCGAACACAAGCACTTCAGCTATTATTCGCTCATCCAACTAGGGGCATACAATGCAATCAGAAAAAATTAATCCTGTTGACGTTAGTGGCGCTGAGATTGCTCGCGCTGGTGATATGCAGGAACAAATCAAAGTTAAAGGTCACTACGATGTTATCTGCGTAGGTTCAGATGGTGCTACTAAATGGGTAGACGCAATTGAAAACTTAGTAGTAACTGTAGGTAAAAATGACTTATTAACGCAGTATTTTAAAGGTACCTCTTGGACTGCTGCTTGGTATATGGGTCTTGTTGAACAAATCGGGTCTTTTGTACCTCAGTATTCAACTGGAGACACCTTAGCCTCTCACGGTAATGGAACCTCTACTGGGTGGGCTGAAAGCACAGCCTATTCTGGTACTAACCGTATTACTGTTGGGTGGGGGACAGCGTCTGCGGGTTCACTTTCATCTACTTCAACAACTTTTAGTATCAATGGTACAGCCACTATTGCTGGCGCTTTAATGTGTCAGACGCAAACACGCGCTACCACAACAGGTGTACTTTATTCAGTAGGTAGTTTTACTGGTGGTAACCGTAGTGTTGTTTCTGGTGACTCGTTGCTTGTCACATTCACTGCATCAGTTTAGGAGAGTATCATGGCTGCAAGTTTTAAAGTAGGTCAAGAAGTTAAAGTAGTAAGCCCTGTGCCACAAGGCGTTGTTAGCGCACTTAGTGTTAACCAAGAAGGCGATATTCAGTATTTAGTAGCTTGGACTGACGTAAACAAAGTATCACAAGAACGCTGGTTCTCAGAAGACGATTTAGTCGAGGTATAGTATGGCTTTAGTAATAGCTGATAGAGTTAGAGAGACAACCACCACAACTGGTACAGGAGCTGTTACATTAGCAGGTGCGGTTACGGGCTGCCAAGCTTTCTCATCAGCTATTGGTAATGGTAATACAACATACTATACAATCGCCGACCAAGGCGGCCCTAACTGGGAAGTAGGGCTTGGTACTTATACATCAGCGGGAAATACTCTAGCGCGAACAACGGTGTATTCATCTAGTAACTCAGGTAGTTTAGTTTCGTTCACTGCTGGAGCTAAAGATGTGTTTGTGACGCTTCCATCACAAGTGACGGTACCGATTGCAAGTCCTACATTTACAGGGACAACCACCATTGCAACAGTTAGTGCAATGACACTAGGCGGTGATTTAACGGGCGGTGATTATTTACTGACTCGGACAATGTATAAGGATACTGGTTGGGTTTACTACAACAGTAGTACCACAGCGGCTTTAAATTTTACTAACGGTTCACAGCAACGCTGGGCACCAACAGCATCAAGCAGCCCTACGTTAACAATTACAAACTGGCCTCCATCGGGTAATTTAGGTGAGCTTTTAATTGAAGGGGTTAACTTAGGCGCGGCTGGTACGATTACATGGCCGACTATTAACTGGATTACGTCTACGGGTGCAACGACAACGACATTTGCGTCTAACGGTGTGACACTGCAAACATCCGGTACAGACTGGTGCTTACTTTGGACTCGCGATGCGGGTACAACCATCTATGGGAAGTTTGTGCGATGAGTATGCTATCGAGGTTTGCTACGCTTGGAGGAGCGCCTACTGACCCTTATTGGAATAATGTATCTTTGTTGCTTGTCGGTAATGGTGCAAATGGTACAACAACTAATATTAAAGATTCTTCTAAGAATAATGTAGCAATTTCTATAGTAGGTAATACTGTAATTAGCACTGCTCAAAGCAAATATGGTAGTGGCTCTATTTATTTTGATGGTACAGGTGATAGATTACTACCGACAGCGTCAAGTCTATTTAGTTTTGGGACTGGCGATTTTACTGTTGAATGTTGGCTATATCGAATTTCTGGGGATGGTATTTTCTCTAATGGACCTACCGCAGGGGGAAGTTTTGGATTTGGGTTTGGCGCGGCGAATGGTGACACCACAAAACTACAAGCTGCGTACTATGGCGGAGGGGCTGTTTCTTGTACAACTTCAACCCCAAGTAATCAATGGATTTATTGTGCTATTTCTAGGAATGGAAATAATACTAGAATATTTTATAACGGTGCATTGGAAGGAACATCAACAGGCTCACCATTTGATAATACATCAAATACACCGTCTGTTGGTGAGATTTGGGCAGGATATACAACTTCTACTATAAATGCGTATATTTATGGCTTAAGGGTGACAAAAGGAGTGGGTAGATACACTGCCTCATTTACTCCACCAACAGCACCTTTACCAACAACAGGGCCATAAAAACATGAAAATAGCAATAATTGAAAATAACCAAATCCTATCTCACGGTGAGCATACAGAGGTGTTCCCTAATGTATCTTTCCCGCCTGAAGGTCTTGATTTAATGTGGGCGCAAGAGCGCAATGCGTATCAAATACAGTCTGATAAAGCACATTCACAAACAGAAAAACTCACCTCAGTTGAGCCGTATATTGAAGGCGGTGTAGTGTTTGATGTGATTGTTGAGGCTAAAACACAAGATGAATTAGACGCTGAAAAAATACAAAAAGCAAATGAAGTGCGTTCCAAACGCAATATGCTACTCACACAATCAGATTGGACACAATTAGCTGATGCGCCTGTTGATAATTTAGCGTGGGCGGTTTATAGACAATCACTGCGGGACATTACCTTGCAAGCAGGGTTTCCTTTCACTGTAGACTTTCCAGTAGCACCGTAAGCTTATGTTTGGGTTATTAGCTTTTGCAGAGTACCCGTTTGCACAGCTACCCAATAGCGGTCCACTTATTATTGAAGTTGGTGTTTTAGAAACACTGACGGCTACCGATTTATATCTTGGTACCGATAACCACGCTTATTTAACAGAGCCACTCACTACGTCAGATAGTTATTCTGGTGGTATTAATTATTCTGTTTCAGTATCTGAAGCAGTTACTGCATCTGATGTTTATCAGACTCCATTTGATGAAGTAGCTACGTTATTTGGCTTCACTGCTTTTGCGCAAGCGCCTATTGCTGGGCTTACTATTGTCCCAAGCACCTTTAAAGTAGTTGACCTTCTTGAAACGCTTACCGCAAGTGATAGTGTTAGTGCTTTAATTTATTATGGTGCTGATGTTTCTGAATCAGTAACAGCTTCTGATTCGTATGCAGGCTCTACGCCTATTAACCGAGTGGATGTAGCTGAGACGGTTACCGCATCTTCTACTGTTGACGGTATATCGGGTAATATTGGTAGTATTGAAGAAACAATAACAACAGACGATGTCTTTACCTCTATATGTACATCACGAGCAGACCAACCCGAAGACTTAACAGCAACCGATAGCAGTGTAGGTGCATTGGCGCAATCAGCCCCAGTAGTAGAAACAGCAACACCTACAGATGAATTTACTAATACGTTTAATCGAACTGGGTTAATTACAGAATCTGCGCCTGTCACAGCCGTAGTTAGCTCAATTAGTGGCACTCAGCTAACGCTTACAGAAAGCGTGACAGCAACAGATACGTTCGATAATGGTACGCCCTTTGATGTAAATGTTGTTGAATATGGTACGCTTGATGATGTGTATGCGTTCTCGTCTAATACGTATTTAGATATTACTGAAACCGCAACGGCGTCTGACGACTATACAATAGGTGTAGTACCTATTATGGGTTATGTGGTTGAGTCTTTAACCTCAACCGATGCATACAGTGCAGCGGGTAGTACCTATAATGTGACGTTCTCTGAGAGTGTTACGTCTACTGATTTATATGCCGCATCAGGTTCAACATATTATGTGGCGGTGTCAGACACCGTAATTTCAACAGATGGGTATCTGGTAAATTTAGAATATATTGCCGCATATCAAGACGCGATAACAGCAAGTGCAGATGTTACTGGAGATGTCACAAAACCTGTAGATATTACTGAGACCATTACTTTATCGGATAGCTATGCGGTAGCAGCTTATTTATATGCTTACTTAGATGCACCACTAGTAGGTATTGATGGGTATAGCGCAGCGGGTAGTACGTATAATGTATCTTTATTAGCGCAAGGTGTTGCAGAGGACACTTATTTCCCAAATGGTACATCTAATGTATTTATTACTGAGACGCTCATAGCAACTGAA